TTGAGTCGTGGAAAAAGACTCAACATCTCAAGTGCTGCTAAGAAAACCGCCGACACCAAAAAACGAGTCTTTGGCGATCGTTTTGTTGAGGAAGCTCTAGGTGTCCATGGGGATCAGTATGACTATAGCAATACTGTTTATCTGGGTGCGAGATCAAAGCTTGAAATCCTCTGTAAGGAACATGGAGTCTTTAGCCAAACAGCAGAACATCATCTAAAGAGGGCTCATGGGTGTCCACAGTGTGGACATTTACTGTCAAAACAAGAAGACAGAGTCGGACGTTTTTTGTCAATGTTCACACCGGTTGAGACCCGAAACCGAAAAATACTGAGAGGCAAGGAACTTGATATTTACCTGCCCGAACACCGTCTGGCCGTTGAATATTGCGGGATGTATTGGCATTCTCATGAGAGTGCCCAAGACGAGTTGGAAAACAAGCGTAAGCATGTTCAAAAGCATCAAGCTTGTCGCGATCTCGGTATCCGTTTGATTACTATCTTTGAGTCGGAATGGGAGGAACACGAGTTCGCTATCCGAAGGCTGCTTAGGAATGCTGTGGGAAAATCTAAGGGCAAGTTGATGGCAAGGAAGTGTTCTCTACGTAAGGTTGACTCATTAGATGCCAAGAAATTCTATGATCGTTACCATCCGCAAGGAGGCAATGGATCCGGCATTCACTACGGTCTTTACCACGGCGACACGCTTGTTGCGTGTATGCGGTTTACTTTTGGAGCCAACGATCGTGGGGCCACGGAACGGGTTTGGACGCTGTCTCGATTTGCAACACGCATCACCGTGGTGGGAGCTGCATCACGTCTGTTCCAGGCTTTTTTGCAAGATCATGAAGACGTGGTGGTTAAGAGTTTTTCAGACAATCGTTACTTTGACGGGGGCATGTACGAGAAGCTAGGTTTTAAACTTGAAGAAGAGATTCCCGCTGACTATCAGGTTTGGAGCCAAAAAACGGGGCTTTGGCCCAAGAGTCATTATCAGCGTAAAAATATTCAAAAACGTCTGATTGAGCATGGAAGTACAGACTTTTTCGACGCCGATACTGACCCACGATCTGAGGCAGAGATGACCTATTTGATGGGAGCAAGAAGGATCTACGATTGTGGCAAAAAACGGTGGGTCTATAACGGCATTGCATCCTCCGCGCCATAGTGCTACAGTGCCTGTATTCCGGGGTTAGCCCGGTGTATTAGACAGTCCCGGCTGACGACATGCAGACTAATACACCGATATCGCATGTGAGGATCTAATGGCGAACACAACCTTTAGCGGCCCAGTCATATCTGACAATGGGTTCATCGGCAACATTACAGGCGCAGTTGCCTACACCGAGCTGACCGCTGCTTCCACATTGACCGCCGCGCAGTCAGGCACTACGTTTTTCTTGAATTCAGCCACTGAGTTTGCAACAACACTGCCTGCACCCGTAGCCGGATTGACCTACACTTTTATTGTTAAAACGGCCCCATCTGGTGCCAGTTACACCGTTGTAACAGCGTCGAGCGCAAACATTATTAAGGGTCAAGCAGTCAATGCCGCGGGCGTAGCTGGCGACACGGGCACTGCGGATGACACCATTTCTTTTGTTGATGGGCAGGCGGTTGCGGGTGATATGGTTACTGTTATTAGCGACGGTACGAGCTGGTTTGCTAAGGGATTTTGCGCGGTTGCTGCTGGCATCACCTTTACGCAAGCCTCTTAATAGGAGGCTCTGATGAGCGCCAGTAATATTCAGGCAGTCACCAAGACTGCCGATGCCCACGCGATTGCGGGGCGCACGCGGGTGATTGGTGTGTATTTCACCAATACGGCCACAGCATCGTCATTTGCTTTGAAGAACGGCAGCACCTCTTCAGGCACTGCGTTAATGACCATCAACACGCCTGCTGCGGCAGGATCTAGTGACCTTATCATTCCTGATATGGGTATCTTGTTTGATGAGGGCGTGTTTATTGACGTGAATGATGCTCAGGTGACGAGCGTAACGCTGCTTTTTTACGGTGGAGCCGCGCAGTAATGGCTAAGTCCAAGGGCATGGGCATTGCGACGTCGGTCAAGAGCGGTAATTTCCGACCGACCAAGCAGGGTGCAGGCATGACGCAAAAGGGCGTCGAAGCCTATCGCCGTGCCAACCCTGGCAGCAAACTCAAAACAGCGGTGACCTCGGACAACCCAGGTCCCAAAGACGCTGCGCGAAGGAAGTCATTTTGTGCTCGTTCAGCGGGCCAGATGAAGCAGTTTCCTGAAGCAGCCAAAGACCCAAACAGCCGTATACGGCAGGCTCGACGCAGATGGAAATGTTAGATGGATACCGGAGTCATTGTTTGGAATTTAGTAACGTCGTTTTTCGTTGCCTTGGTCATGTTTATGATTAAGATGAATCACGACGAGCAGAAGCGTATTCAAATTCTGCTCAATAGAACTCGGGAGGAAATTGCCCGTGATCACATCACTCGTGCAGAGGTTCGTGCGGACCTTGAAAAGATTATGGAACGGTTTGACACAGGCTTTGAAAGACTTGAGTCAAAAATTGATGCCCTCGCGAAAAAAGGATAGTGAAGATGGTCACTAAATCCGGGGTCAATGCAGCAGGGAACTACACCAAACCAGGGCTTCGCAAGAAGATTGTTGCCCAGGTTAAGGCTGCTGCCACGCATGGGACTGCGGCTGGAAAATGGTCCGCGAGGAAGGCACAGTTAGTCGCCAAAAAGTATAAACAAGCTGGTGGAGGCTACCGAGATTGAAAGCGCCACAGCAGTCATTGAAGGATTGGGGCGACCAGAAATGGCGCACCAAGAGTGGCAAGCCCTCAAGCAAGACGGGCGAGCGCTATCTTCCTGAAGCGGCAATCAAGGCTTTGACTCCGGCTGAGTATGCAGCAACGACCCGAGCAAAGCGCGCAGGTAAGAAGGCAGGCAAGCAGTTTGTGAAGCAACCCAAGGCCATCGCGGCCAAAACCGCGCAATTTAGATAAAGGAGCATTGATCATGATGAAGGGCTACGAAAAAGGCGGCATGGCCGACAAGATGGGCCGTGCCATGAAGCGTAAAACAAGCGATGCCAAGGGCCGTGCTATGCCCAAAATGCCTCCCATGCCCATGGGCATGAAGAAAGGCGGCAAAGCCATGAAAATGGCCAAAAAGGGGAAATAATCATGGCTGGACGTGGCATGGGCGCGGCAACGCGTGGTGGCGGTGCGGTTACTTCAGGTCCCCGCAACAAGATGCTGAGTAAAACCAGCGAGAAAACAGGCCCTGTGTTGATGGCCAACGGCGGGCTGGTCAACCAGCACAAGCGCATGGCCATGAAGGGCGTTAAGAAAATGAAAATGGGCGGCTCTAGCTGCGCGTAAATGGCAACTTCAGGAACGACCGACTTCAACCTCTCGATTGATGACTTAATCGAAGAGGCTTTTGAGCGTTGCGGCATGCGTCCCACGGCGGGATATCAATTGTCGTCTGCGCGACGGTCGTTAAACCTGCTCTTTTTGGACTGGGCCAATCGTGGATTGAACCTTTGGACCATTGAGCAAGCGACTTATACCCTGTCTCCTGGGGGATACGAAATCACGCTTGGCTCAGATACGGTCAACGTGCTTTCGGCGGTCATCCGTTTGCCTGGAGTCAGTCCACAGCAGGACATCACGCTTGATCGGATCAGTCGAGAAGAGTACCTAGACCTGCCTGATAAGACTGTGCAAGCCCAGCCTGCACAGTTGTACGTACAACGTGCTAACACGTTCAAGGTTTTCTTGTATCCATCGCCCAATCTTGCTTACACGCTGGTTTACTATCGCATTCGTCGAATTCAGGATGCGGGTACTTACACCAATACGGCAGATGTCAACTTCCGCTTTTTGCCTTGCCTTGCTTCTGGGCTCGCCTATCAGATTTCGTTGAAATATGCGCCTGAGCGGACGGTCATATTGAAGCAGATCTACGAAGAAGACTTCGCGCGCGCGGCGGCAGAAGATCGTGACACAGCAAGCGCACTCTTTATCCCTGACTTCGGGCAGTAGGCCATGGCCTTTGCAACAGGCAAATTCTCCTTCGGCCTGTGTGATTACTGCGGTCAGCGGTACTCCTACAACACCCTGCGCAAGAACTGGCGCGGGTTCATGGTTTGTCCTGACGACTACGAGCCCAAAGAGCCGCAACTTTATCCGCTCAAGTATCGAGGCGATGCGATTGCGCTTAAAGATCCTCGCGTTGATCGCGTTGAGCCGGTTACAATCTATCTTGGAACCCCAGGTTTTAGCGCGCCGTTCCAAAGCATTGGTTCTGGGTTCAGTACGGTCAGTCGCACAGACATGCAGCCGTACCCACCCCAGGCTTTTGTTGCCGGATACGGGTTTGTTGGCAACGTCACCGTGGTGATTTCATGACTTACGACGAACTCGTCACCAACATTAGAAACTACACCGAGGTGGACAGTAATGTCTTTAGCAACTCGGTAATTAACACATTTATCACAATGGCGGAGAATCGCATTCTCCGTGATATTGACCTGGATTACTTCAAGAAAGAACAATCAGGCGTTCTTACCGCAGGCAATAAGTTTCTTACAACGCCTTCAGACCTCCTTACCCACCGGTACTTGTTGCTTACAAGTGGTGATGACCAGATCTTTTTGGATTTTCGTGACACGTCGTTCATGAAAGAATATTGGCCTGGAGTCACAGAAACGGCTGGAAGTTTTAATATTGGCAAGGTCTACACCATTATTTCTGTAGGCACAACTGATTTCACCGCAATTGGAGCAGCAGCTAACTCACCGGGTACTACGTTTACTGCTACTGGCGTGGGTTCTGGCACCGGAACGGCGACTCCCTCTGGCGTACCCAAATATTATTCGGTTTGGAGCCAATCTACTTTTTACATTGCTCCTACTCCAAGCAGTGGGTATACGGTTGAACTAGGCTACATTTACCGCCCTGCGCAGCTTGCAAGCACGAATCCCGAGACATGGATCAGTATTAATGCACCGGAAGCATTGCTCTACGCTTGTTTAATTCAGGCTTACAGCTACACCAAAGGGCCGCCTGAAATGCTGAACTATTTCAACCAGAGCTATCAACAAGCCATACAAGGCTTGGGCCTGGAACAGCAGGGACGTCGTCGTCGTGATGAATACAGAGATGGCATGATCCGACTGCCCATTAAGTCAGTGAGCCCAGGACCTTAGTATGGCGCTTTCAATCACCACGGCAATGCCAACAAGCTTCAAAGTGGAGCTTTTGAAGGGTATTCATAACTTTTCAAATCCAGGCGGAGACGTTTTTAAGATTGCTTTGTTCAAAAGCCTTGGAGCGGGGTCAGGGACCTATGGCGCATCAACCACCAATTACGCCCAAATGGGATCGAATGAACTCAGCACGGGAAGCGGATACACCGCAGGCGGCGAGACACTAGCTTCAGTGACGCCTGTTGCGGATGGGACTGCCTCTGTGGTGACTTTTGCAAACGTTAGTTGGAGTGCAGCATCGTTTACTTCATCTGGGGCCTTAATTTACAATGCCTCAGCCTCTAACGCGGCATGTGCTGTTATAAGTTTTGGCGGAGATCAGGTGACTTTGAATCAAACTTTCCAGATTCAATTTCCCTCCGCTTCTGCATCTACTGCAATCATTCGGATTTTGTAAGGAATACACCATGAAGCTTACAGCTAAAGCAACAGACACAGCCGCTTGCGGTGTGATTACCAACCCCGGATCGTCGGAAGGGTTGAAGGCCACAGGCCGGTTTTTGATTGAGTGTTACGACAAAGACGGTAATCTCAAGTGGGCAGATGAGTCCAAGAACCTTGTGGTCAATGTCGGGCTTCAATACATGGCTGGCAGCGCACTAACAAGTACGGCACAGATTACGACTTGGTATCTTGGGTTATATGGCGCAGCGTCAAGTAACAACCCCGCTGCCGGAGATACGATGTCTTCTCATGCAGGGT